TGCAATGACCCGCGCCGGGCGTATCGCGTGTTTTGCGAGCGTGCCGTGCAGGAGCAGCTGCGGGAAAACGTGCAGCGCATGGCGGTGGACATTGTCGGGGAGCCGAGGAGCGAGCCGCGCGGGTCGACGTTCGAAGAGCGCGTGTTGGATGAAATTGAGTTTGCGAAAGTGAGGGTTGCGTGACCACGAATCAAGACATGCGCACGCCGCGCGCCGCGCAACAGGTCGCAGATTGCCGCCCGCGCAAGGCGGCGCCGTGACCGCGCCGAAGCCCCGCGCCGAACTGCTCCGCCGCCGGCACGACGACGCGACCGAAAAGCAGTGCCGCGTGTGCCGCAAATGGAAGCCGCGTAAGAACGGGTTTTACTCACGCAGCTGCGCGCCCGATGGGCTGCAAACCATCTGCAAAGCCTGCGACAACGCCCGCTCGAGTAAGCGAGCCGAATACCCCGAAGGCGAACGGCCGAGCGCGTGCAAGCGGGGCAAGTTCTGCAACGAGTGCGGCGGGCTCCCCCATCGCGTCGATGGCAAGCGCTGTCGCCGATGCGGGCTCGCGTTCGCCGAAGAGGCGCCGCCCGAGCTCGAGCTCCGCCGGTTCGACGACATTCGCACGCGCTGCTGAGGCCCGATGCCTGACGAATTCGAGTGGACCGTCATCGACGGGAGCGGCGCTGTCTGCGGGGTTCGCCGCACCGAAGGCGATGCGCGCGCCCTCGCTCGGATGCTGACTGCCACTTCGCCGCAACGCGGGCCCTACACGTGGAAGAGGAACCAATGACCGAACAGGCGGATACCGAGCTCGAGCAGCGATTCGACGGCGAATGGGGCTCGGACGAGGCCGACACCCTGAACATGGTCGGCTTCCGTTGCACCGATATCGGCAACGGTGAGCGGCTCGTCGCGCGCTACCGCGGTCGCGTCCACTACTGCTTCGCTCGTAAGCGTTGGCTCATCTGGGACGGTAAGCGCTGGCGCTGGGATCCGGGCGGCGTGATGACGCGCGTCGCCAAGCGCGTCGTGCGAGGCATCTACCAGGAGGCCGCCGCCTGCCCTGACAAGCAGCTGCGCGAGGAGTTGTGGAAGCATGCGCAGGCAAGCGAGCGCGCGAACGCCGTCCTGAACATGCTCAAGATGGCCGAGTCCGAGGAGGGCATCGCCGTCGACATGGAGGAGCTCGACGCCGACCCGATGCTGCTCAATTGCGAGAACGGCACGATCAATCTCCGCACCGGCACGCTGCACCCGCACCGCCGCGAGGACCTCATCACCAAGCTCTGCCCGGTCGAGTTCAGCCCAGGAGCCGAGCACCCTGTTTGGGAGCGGTTCCTTTCCGAGGCGACGAACGGCGACACCGAGCTCCGTGGCTACATCCAACGCGCCGCCGGCTACGCGCTCCAGGGCGCCGCCACCGAGCGCGCGCTGTTCTTCGTGTACGGCGCGCCTGGCTCAGCCAAGAGCACGCTCATTGACGCCCTGGGCTCCGCGCTAGGCGATTACCATGTCGCGACGAGCGCTGAGACCTGGCTCATCCAGAAGAACCCCGGCGGCAACCGCGGCGACCTCGTCCGCCTCGCCGGCGCGCGCCTCGTCACCGCCACCGAGTTCCAGCAGCGCGCTCGCTTCGATGAAGCTCTGCTCAAATCCGTAACGGGCGGCGACACCATCACCGCCGCGGCAAAGTACGAGGCCGAGGTATCGTTCCGCCCATCGTTCGCGCTCTGGTTCGCGGCCAACGACGCCCCAGCCATCCGCGACGACGACGCCGGCATGTGGGCTCGCATGCGGCGCATCCCATTCGACCACGTCATTCCGGCCGAGCGCCAGGACAAGACAATCAAGGAGCGCCTCAAAAGCTCGCCTGAGTGCCGCGCAGCCGTCCTAGCTTGGGCCGTGGCGGGCTGCACAGCGTGGCAGGTCAGCGGGCTCGGTATGGCCAAAGCAATCGAGGCCAGCAACCGCGAATACCAGGCCGAAATGGATCCGGTCGGAGAGTTTTTTGACGACCGATGCGCCTGGGGTGCAGGGGACAGTGTGGGACAGGGTGAGATAAGAAAGGGGTACGAACGGTGGGCCAAGGAGGTCGGGGTGCAGTACCTCCTCGACCGGAAGCAGTTCGAAAAACGGGTGATTTCTCGAGGCGGCCAATACGTAATAGTCAGGGGAAAACGCTACGTTAGGGGGCTCAGACTGCTCGGTGATTGGGAGGAAAAAGAGGATGCCAAAAAGTGAGGGTGCACCGTGGTGCAGTCTATTACACTGAAGTTTTACTAGTAAAACCCTCGTGAATAGAACTTAGGGCAAGTGCACTGCACCACCTGCACCACTGAAAGACACTGAACACAGTGTTAAGAATTGTAAAAGTCAAGCCATGCTTATTCGCCCCTCGCGCGCGCGAGCGCGTATCAAATGGCAACCGCGCCACCAATCTCGTAGCCATTGTCGATTTCGGTTGCGCTAGGCGCCTAGCGGGATTATCTTCAGCTGCATGAACAGCGCAGCCCTCAACCAAGCATGTGTCGCAATCCTCGCCCTGTACCGCAGCTACGCCGCCAAGGGCATGTGCCACGACCAGGCGCAGGAGCTTGCGGTCAGCGAGACGTGCGTGCAGCTGGGCCTAAACCGTGCCGCGCTCGAGAGTGCTCTGGCGTCGCTCGAGTCGGAGGCTGCGTGAACACGCCGCAATCCGCCGAAGCCGAGTCCAAATTCTCCGACAACGCCATCACCTACACGAACACCGCGTCACGCGTGACGTTCACCTTCGGCCACACCTACGGCGTGCTCGTCTCGGCGAATGGGAAGCTGAATTACCTGTCCGAGAGCCAGGCTGAGGACTTCGCGCTCGCGCTCGAAGAGGCCGGCTACCGAGTCGTCGCGTGAAGGGTGCGCGCTCCGGCACGCAATGGACGGAAGCTGACTACGCCGCGCACGGCTACGGGCGGATTACGCTGCGGCTGCCACGCGCGGTGCTCGTCCTGCTGGCCGCCAAGGCGAAGGAGTCGGGCAAGTCGCGGGCGGAGGTCGTGGCTGAGCTTGTGCTGGCCACCCGGCAGCCGTAGTGTGAGGCGGATGAGCTCCTGGCTTGGCACGCTTCCATTGTTGCTGCTCCTGGGCATCGCGTGCTCGTCAGCCACCAGGGAGCCGACAGGCGGCGTTTTGCCTGACGCGGGCGCCACAGGGTCATCCGGGGCGCCAAACGCAGCTGGCGGGCATTCTGGTGCGAGCACGGAGCAAGCTGGCGAGGCGTCGACGGTAGCGGGCGGACAGGCGGGAGCAGGCCAGACGCCGGAAGCGGCGGGCGCCAGCGGCGCGGCTGGCTCACCCGAGGTAGCCGACGCCGGGCCGACCTGGCCCGACTGCGCAGGCACGTGGGCGATTTGCGACGGACCCGACGCGGACGGCAAGCCGCTCGGCTACGGCTACGCCTGCCAGGTCCCGACCGGATACGGCACGCATTACCAGATGGCGTGCCAATATTACTGCGACACGGACGCGAACCAGGGCACGCCTGATCCGGACCGAAAGACGCGCTGCGAGGCCGCAGGCGGGCAGTGCACCTGCCTCTCGCTTGGGACGCTAGACGACGCGGGCAACGTCGACGACTCCGGCCCCTGCTCGAATCGATATGCGTGTCAGCCGCGCTAACGCACCGGCCGATAGGCCCCAAGCTTCCTGGCCCGCTGTTCGGCCCGCTTCTTAATAGCCGCCTTCGTGGCCTTGGCCTCGGCCGCGTACCAGTCTGGTGAGCCGGGCTTGGGCGCCTCGAGCTCCGGGGTGTACCATGTACGCGCGGCTCGCACCCCATAGAGCAGCGAGTCGCAACAGTGATTCTCGAAGCGCGGATCCTCGGCGACGCGGCCCGGCCCCCACTGCAGCAGGCACATCTCGTCGAGCAGTTGGCCGCAATCGCGCGCCACGATTTTTACCGTGCCGCTCCTGAGCTCGCCCTGGACGATTTCCTGGAACGCGCGCTTCTTCGTCTTCTCGGCCGCAACGATGCCGATGCCGTAGCGCTGGCGCATCTCCTCGGCGTAGCCCTTGCCGAGCCCGCCCTCGTCGCCGATGATTTGCAGCCCGGCGCCGAACTCGGCCCGCAGTCGCTCAGTGTGCGCCGCGACCGCGGACGGAATCAGCCCGGTCATACTCCAGCTCCGAAGCACGTACACCTCGGGCATGCCGCTCTTCGTGCCGAGCACCGTGAATGCCGTTGCGTCGGTGAACCCGAAGTCGATGCTCAGGATGTGGCGCAACCCGTCCGGGACTTGGTCGGCCGTGACCGCGTTCAGCGCTGCTGAGTACGGATACACTAGCGCGCCCTCATCGCGCACCCATTCACCGAGGTACTCACGACGGAAAGTGGCCGAGCTCTGGTCGAGCCCGTACGTCTCGCAGAACAGCGCGATCTCGTGCTTCGCGTCCGGGATGTGCGGGTTGTCGAGGATGGTCCAGTGGTGCGTCGGCCACGCGGGCGAGCCGTCTCCGGTGCTCACCTCGTAGAACAGGCCGGCCGGGATGGGGCTCGGCGTGCCAGCGAGCAGCAGGTGCCCAGCCTTGTCGATGAGCGCGGGCTCGATGCTGTCCGTGATTAGCTCGCGCAGCCAAACGCCGTACTCCTGCGCCTCGTCGATTGCCGCGCGCTTGTACTTGCTGCCGCGGAACTTGCCGACCTCGGACTTGTCTTTGCAGCCCGCAAGCCAGATGGTGTGCCGCGTCAGGCCAACCATGAGCAGCAGTTGCCCGTCGACCTCGCGGAGCCGCAGCTGCAGCTCGGGGTAGCGCTGCGCGAAGTAGTCGATGGCCGGCTGCAGGATGCGGCGCGCGTCGCCCTTCGAGCGCGCGATGTACACGCTGAGCCCGGCCGGGTCGGAAAGCGCGCCGTCGATGAGCCACGCGAGGATGCCGTGCGACTTGCCGGCACGGCGCGAGCAGACGGAGACCTTGCGGCGCGACGGGTCGCAGACGAACGCGCGCTGCTTTGGATGCAAATCGCCCAGGAACCGGCGGGCCTTGCGGACATCGTTCGCCGTGTTGATTCGGCGCTCGAGCTCCCCGCGAAGCTCCGGCGGCAGCTGGGCGATCTGCGCGGGGGTCACTCGGCCGGCGGGGGCGCGGGGACCGTGGGCGGCGTGACCGTGCTCAGCTGGTGGGTCATCCCGTCGAGCTGCGCCTTCACTGCATCGAGCGCGGCGGCAGCGGCAGCGTCACCGTTTGCGTTGATGAATTCGACGGTGGCTTGGACTTGCACGGCGAGCGCCGCGGATGAGGCTTGAACGGCTGCGACGGATTCGGCAATGGACATGATCGGGTTTTGCTTTCTTTGGAATGCGGCAACGGCTGCCGCGACTACCAGGACTACGAGTCCCGGAATGAATTGGAGACACAGGGTCATTCGGTCACGATTCTGACCGAGGCCCGCGTCACCGCGGCGTCGGGCACCCAATAGGTCTCGCCCGTGTTCGGACTGTGGTACGCGAACCCGCCCGAGTAGCGCTCGATTGGGCGCTCGTTGGTGGCGGTGATCACGGGCTCACCGTCGAGGTTGTGCTGCAGCGACAAGGCGAGAAAGATCACCCTCGTCTTCGGCGCCGCTGGCGCTTGCGCGCCCGTCGCCTGATTCGATTTCCTCGCCGCTTGTTTCGTAGCTTCGTCCATTGCTGCTCTCTCCGCTGAGTTGGGCCAGGAAGCGGGATGCCTCCCGCGCTAGGTCTGAGTCGCTCATCTGCTGATATCGAATCACCACTTCGCTATTCGCCCCGCTCAGGCCGAGAATGTCGGCCAGGTGCTTGGCGGCAGTGAGCGCGGTGCGGTGGTCGGGCTTGCGGATTTCGACAACGTTGCCCTGTGCGTCGACCGTCTCCTCGGTGCGGGTCTCGGCGGCGCGGCCAATCTGCGCGATGCGCTCGACCACCGCCATCTTCGCCTCTTCGCCGCCCCACGACAGGCGCAGTAATCGCCCGGCCTCGGCGCAATACTTCTGCGCGTTCTCGAGCGAGAGCCCGTGCGTCACCGCGAGCTGGCGGACCGAGCGGTACGGGTACCACTCGCCTTTGCTCATCGTGTGCGCGATCTCCTCCACGATCTTGTCCTTGGCCAGCGTCGAGCCCTCGGCGCCGCCGCTGCCCGGTTTGAGCGAGCGCCTACCCACGGTTTGCCTTCAATCTGCGGATTCGCGCGCGCCGCGACTTGATCAGCGCGTCGAGCCGAACGCAGTCCTCTCCGTGCTGTTTGCGCCAACGTCGGACATCGAGCAGACCGGTCAGCTCTTCGGTCAGCTCGATCAGCTCCGCCCGCTGCTCTGCGCTAGCTCGAGCCATCAGCCCTTCGTGCTCTCTGCCGCAGCGGCGCGCCGCGCCAGCTCCTCGACCTCGAACTTCTTGATCTCGTCGACCAGGTCCATGAGCTGGCTCGGCCCGTCGACCTCGGGGTCATAGCCCCGACGCATGCGCTTCAGGTATTCGAGGAAGTGCAGCGGGTCGGCCGCGTTGTTCTGCCGCGCCGCGCGCTCGAGTCGCCGCGAGAGAAGCACGCCCTCGGAGACGGGAAGCGCCTTCTTCGGGGCCACCCACGTGAGATGCCGCGCGATACGCCGGGAGAGCGAGCCCATTACTTCTTCAGCCTCTCGAGGACAACCACGCCGGTTGTCCCGGGGGCGGCGGGGTTTTCCAGCTCATATGTGCCATTTCTGCGGTCGACCTTCGTCACCACCGAAGCGCCGATCATGTCGCCCACATCCGGCAGCAAATCGGGGTCGTAATCGAGCTCATGCCGGTGGGCATCTATCCACCGCTGGGCGATCGAGCCGTATACATCAGCCATTACTCGGCCGCCGCCTCGTCGCTCTCGACCACCGCGAGCACTTCCTCCTCGCGCACCACCCGGAAGTTCCCGTTCTTGTCGGCCCAATCCGCCGCCTTGTTCTGCCGCGGCACGTTCACGTCGAGGCAGTAGTCCTGCCCCGCCTGCCGGTCGACGAGCACGATTTCCCCGGGCTTGAGCGTCGTCGGCACGAAATGCCCGTGCCCGTTGTCGCGGTAGTGTCCGGGCCCGACCGCGATCACCTCGGCCTTCAACGTCTTCTCGGGCTTCGCCGTGTCCGGCAGGAAGATGCACCCGCCGTCAGACACCTTTTTCGGTGGCAAAAATCGAATCACCACATTGTCCTGAATCGCGCGGATATGTGCCATGATTCGATAGGGCTATCACAACTGGCACAACTTGTCACGCGGAATTCCGTGGCGGTTTTGGATTACATGCGCCAAAGTGTGTCAAGCAAGAATGGCACAGACCGGCCAGCTGAAATGGCATCAGCTTGACAAGGGAGCCGAAATGGCTCGCGAACTTGTCGCGCTGTGCATTGCGCTGCAGACCGAGCAGAAGCCACGCAAGACGCGCTGCCGTGACGCAGCGAGCCGGTACGAGATGCGTCGCCTGGGCGGGCTATCGCCGGGCGCGTACTACCGCTCTGGCGCCTACTCGGGCTCCGATGGCGGGGCGTCGCTGGTCTGGCCCGAGGAGCGCAGCATCGCGAACGCCGCGCAGGCCAAGCTCGCGGGGCAGCAAAAGCCGAAGGTCCAATTCGTCACCAGCGATTCGGACTGGCAGACCAAGCGCAAGTCGAAGAAGCTCGACCGGTTCGTCGAGGGGCAGTTCATGCAGGCGATCGGCAGCTACGCCGACGTGTGGCAGCTCATGCTCCGCGTGTTCTTGGACGCCTGCGTGTTCCCGACCGGCGGCGCCGTCAAGGTGTTTGCCGACGAGGAGGACGGGCGCGTCAGCTACGAGCGCGTGTTCACCTGGGAGCTCTTCGTCGATCCGCTCGAAGCCCGCTATGGCCAGCCGCGTAACAAGTTTCACGTCTACCCGTACGACCGCGACGAGCTGATCGAAAAGTTCCCCGAGCAGAAAGACGCGCTCGAGCGCGCCCCCGAGTACGTCGAGGAGGGCGAAGCCGAGTGGACCGGCACGAAGCGCATCTCGAACCAGATCCGCGTGTGTGAGGCATGGCGGCTGCCGTTCAGCAAGAATAAGCCGGGTCGCCACGTGATCGCGGTGAACGATGCCGTGCTCGTCGACGAGGATTGGACGCGGAGCGAGTTCCCGTTCATCGAGATCCATTGGTCGAAGCATCTCGTCGGCTCCGATGGCACCTCGCTCGTCGAGGAGGTCGCGAGCATCGCCGACGTGGTGAACGACACCGTGCAGCGCATGTCGGACTCGCACAAGCGCACGAGCATGGGTGTGCTGACGTACGTCGAGGGCACGATGCGCGAGGAGGACCTCCGCACCAACGAGGACGGCATCAACCTGCGCGTTTCGCCTGGGCAGGCGCCGCCCACGTACCTGCAGCCCATCCCGTTCGGCCCGGCCAACGTGCAGTTCCTGCAGATGAATCAGGCCGAGCTCCATGACATTTCCGGCGTGTCCGAGATGCTCACGAGCGGCGACAAGCCAGCTGGGCTCACGGCCGCCGTTGCGATTCGCGCGACCGAGGATGTCCAGAGCAAGCGCTTCTCGGTCATCTACCGCGCGTACGAAGAGAGCTTCGTGTCGCTGGCGCGCCACACGGTGGCTTGTACTCGCGAGCTGTACGCGCAAAACAAGGACTTCGAGTCACGCTGGACTGGAAAGGGTTTTCTCAAAACCCTGAAGTGGTCGGACGTGGACCTCGAGGATGACCGCTACGTCATCCAGATCTACCCGGTCGGCGAAGTGAAGAACACGCCAGCCGATCGCCTGCAGCTCATCCAAGAGATGAACGCCGCGGGCAAGGTCAGCGACGAGAGCCTCATCGAGGTCATCAAATATCTCGACTCATCGAAGGAGCTCGAGTCGGTCAGTCGTCAGCGCGAGCTCGTCGAGAGCTACGTCGACCAGTGGCTCGATGCGACGCCCGAGGCCGAGCAAGAGGGCACGTTCCGCTACCGCCCGCCGATCCCGTGGATGCCATCGCTCCCCGATGCGCTCGTGCAGGTCGCGCAAGCGTACCTCGAGGCCGAGATGGATGACGTGCCCGATTTCAATAAGGACTTCTTCCTGCGCTTCATGCAGGAGGTCGACCTCGAGATCCAAAAGAAGGAAGCGCGCGCCGCCGCGAACGCCGCCGGCAAACCGATGGCGCCGCAAGCTGACATGGGCGCGCCCGGCATGATGGCGCCGCCACCCGCGCCCGGGCCGATGCTGCCGCCTGGACCGCCGGCGCCGGGCGGCCCGCCACCCCTCCAATTGGTGCAATGATGCCAGGCGAAGAAACAACCGAATCCACAGCCGCAAGCGCCACCGCTGCCCCTGTTGCTGCCCCCTCCGGAGGAGGCATCAAGACCGCGGCCGAGGTGATTGCGAAGGTCACTGCGCCCGAGACCCCCGCGAAGGACGCGAAGGGCAAGTTCGTCGCCGCCGCGAAGCCGGCCGAGCCTGCGCGCCGCGTCGAAAAGCTCGAAGCCGCCGCGAAGCCGGCCGAGGCCACAGCGGCCGCGCCGGAGCCTGAAGACGACGCGAGCATCATCGCGAAGGCTCGCTTCCACCTGCAGCACGGTAACGTCGCCAAGTTCATCGACACCGTCGTCGGCGACATGAACGCGGAAGGCATCCCGGATGCTGTGCGAGAGGCGCTTGGGCGAAAGCTCGGTGTGAGCTCGAAGCAGTGGGAAGAAATCCGCAAGTACGAGCAGGGCGCCAAGCGCAAGCTCGCGGCGCGCGAACAAGAACTCTCCGGCGTCGTCGAGCGGCTAAAAGCCGAGTATGCCCCGTTCCATCAGGCGCGCGCGGCTTACGAGGCCGGAGATTACGATGCGGCGTTCAAGGCTGCGTTCGGCGAGGATGCGGCCGACTACCAGCGCAAGATCATCTCGCAGCGGGTTGGCAAGAATCCCGAAATCGAAAAGCTCCGTGCCGAGCTCGAGGAGCGCGACAAGCGCATCGCAGCGAAGGAGCGCGAACAAGCGGAGGCGCGCGCCGCGGCCGAACAGGCCGACGCCCAGCGCGCCTACATGTCCGAGATGCAAGGGCAGCTCGTCAAGTCGGATGACCCCGAGATCGCGGCCTACGCCACCAAGCCGCAGTTCATTCAGCGCTGCTTCGCCGTGATGCAGCGCGTGTACCAGACGCAAGGCGTGGAAGCCGACTTGGCCGACGTGGTCGAGTACGTGCGCGCCAATCAAGTTTCTGTCGCGGAGGCCCGTTCGTGGGCACCCGCTGCTACTGCCGGGGCTGCCCCCGCGAATGCTGTCCGGGCCAGCGCACCGCCCGAGAAACCGCCTGCTGCGAAAGCACCAGCGCGCGCTCTCAAGCAATCGCAAGCCGCAGAGGCGACCGGCAAGCCGCGGAAAGAGACATCGGCAGAGGTGCGGGAACGCTACCGACGCATGATGGAACAGTCCGACGAAGCAGCCGAATAGCACGCCTTCACGCGGCCAGGGACAATCCCAATGGCCTCAACTCTGGCGCAATTCGACGCATTTCTCAAAGACTACTACACCAAAGACAAGATCGACGACCTGACCAAGAAGGACCGACCCCTCTTCGGCATGGTCACACGCGAGGAAGATCTCGGCGGCGATCAATACGTCCACCCGTTCATCTTCCAGAATCCGCAAGGCTTCGGCGCGACGCTCGCCAAGGCGCAGCAAGGTTCGCAGCAAGGCTCCGGCAACGGCAACTTGCAGGGCCGCAAATGGAAGGTCGCGTACGGCGACTACAGCGCGTCAGTCGAAATCGGCGACAAGGTCATCAAAGCATCGCGCTCGAACGTCGGCGCATTCCTCCGTGACCAAGAGACGGAAATCAACGGCCTGTACAACGGTTTCGGCGACACCTTCTCGACGTACCTGTACGGCAACGGCGGCCAGGCGCTCGGCTCGTTCACCATCTCGAGCGGCGTGTGCACGCTCGTCAACGCCGATGACATCGTCAACTTCGAGGTCGGGCAAATCCTCGTCGTTTCCGCGAACGACGGCTCCGATTCCTCGCACATCCTGATTGCCAGCTCTGCTCAGGGCTTCGTGGTCAGCGTCGACCGCAACGCGGGCACGTTCAGCGTTTCGGCGACTTCTGGAGGATCGGTGGCAACGCCGACCAACTGGACTGGCACGATGTTCGGCTTCCGCGACGGCGACTTCGGCGGCTCGGGCGCGACGCGCATCTTGCTCGGGCTCGGCGCATGGATCCCCGCGGCGGCCCCGACCTCGACGACGTTCGAGAACATCAACCGCACGGTCGACTCCGCGCGCATGTCCGGCATCCGCCTGACGAGCGCGGAAATCGCGAGCGTGACGCTCGAGCAGCGCCTCAAGCGCTTGGTGACGCGCATGCGCGGTCGCAACTTCGGGCCCGGCCCGGACGCCGTGTTCCTGAACCCCGAGAAGTGGCAGAACGTGGCCGATTCGCTCGAGTCGCGCGGCTACCGCGAGATCGGCGCGAATGCCGAGTTCGGCTACGAGAACATCACGTTCAAGGCCGGCGGCAAGACGGTCAAGCTCTACGCGGATCCGTTCTGCCCGATCGGTACCGCGTTCGCGCTGAAGATGGACACCGTCAAGCTCGGTGGCCTCAGCAAAATCCCCGAGGTCGTCAATGGTGACGGGCTCGAAATGCTCCGCAAGGTCGCGAGCAACGACTACGAATACCGCCTGGTGGCTTACCCGGCTTTCGTGGTTGCTGCCCCGGGCTTCTGCGGCCGCGTCGCAACGACCTGAGGTGCAATCATGAGTGCAAGCGCTGGCGATGTTCCTGCCTACGACCTCCGGTCGGCCAGGTTCGATCGCGTACACATGAGGATGCGAGCGACGATCGGCGCGGCCGGCGCCGTACCCTCGCCACTCACTTCGCAGGACGACCAGAACATGAGCGTCACACACGGCACGGCCGGCGTGTACGCGCTCACGTTCCCGCCTGCTGCAGACACGGACGCCGAGTTGGATGTGACGTTCGTTTCCGCTGCAGGAACAATCAAGACGGTGTGGGTCACGGCGTTCTCGCCAACGGCGGGTACCGCGTCCGTCACGTTCGGCAACGGTGGCGGAACGGCCACCGATCCGGCCAACGGCGACACCGTCACGTTCGCCTTCGTGCTGAACCGGACGAAGCAATTCTGATGGCCGGCATGCCAGGCATGGAGCCCGACGGCGACGAGCCGAAGGGCAAGAGCAAAGGCAAGGGCTTGGACATCGCCGTCATCATGGGCGGCGGCAAACCCAAACCCGGCGGAGCTGACGACGAGGACAAGGGCGGTGACTTGCCGCCCGGCTTCGAAACGGCCGCGACGGAAGCCTTTCCGGAGATGGCCGGCGACACCGAGCGCGTTACCGCGCTCTGGCGCGCAATCAAGGCCTGCGACGAGTACTAACCCGCCGGAGTGATGCAACGTGGCAAGAACCAGAACCCTGACCCAAATGCTGGCGGACGTGCGCTGGCAGGCAGATCAGATCGGGGCCACGTTGCGTCACACGGATCCAGACCTCACGCGTGCGATCAACCAATCGATTCAGCGTTGGCGCGAGTGGGTGAGTGAGCAGGGCTGGCCCCTGTACCTCACCCCATTTTCAAGCACTCTCACGGTCGGCCCCACGGCGCCCTACGCTTTCGGCACGCTCGACATGTCCAGCTGGACGGGCGGACCGGTGCTGCACGTGTACCAGCTCGAGTGCACGGTAAACGGCCAGGTGCTCGACATTCCACAGATCCCCTTCGAGCAGCGCAATCAATACCAGGGCATTTTCGGCCCCGTGCCGACGGGCGCGACGCAGAGCATCCCGGTCGGCTTCTTTCGATTCGGTAACAAGCTCGGTATCGTGCCGCCGCCGCAGTCCGCATATCCATACACGGGCTGGTTCATGGGTCTTTTCCCGGACCTCGTCGCGGGCACCGATACCTTCGATGGCATTGCCGGCTGGGAGGAGTGGCTGAACTGGGACGTGCTCGTGAAGATCCTCGTGCGCGACCGGGACGGCAGCATCTATGCGATGGCCACCGCTGAGCGCGACCGCCTCAAGACCGAGTTCGAACAGCGTCTCCGGCAGGATCGGCCGAGCGTCACGCGGCGCATCGACATGCGCAACATGCGCAACCGAAGGACGATGCTGTGACGCTGAAGCAGATCAATCAGTTCGCCACTAGCGACACCGAAAAGCTCGGGCGCCAGCTGTCCGCGCTCGAGGATAACGTGCGCGCCGAGTGCGACGCAATCCGCAACGATTTCGTTGAAATCCCAGCGCGTGCGAAGCTGACAGCGTCCGCGGCACGCGGGACGATTCCTGGCATTTTCGGACAGCAAATCACCGTCGACACGTCGCTCGCCAGCGGCGTTGTTTTGCTGCCTCCGCTCTCGCCGAAGAACTTCGGCAAGCGCATCACGGTGCTCCGTACGTCGGCGTCAAACACGCTGAAGGCGTCGTGTCAACAGGCTGGCGACACGATCGATCTGTCCACACTTCCTCAAGCTATTGCGGCTGGTGTCACCGAAATACTGTGTGACGACTCGGGGTACTGGCTAAAATGAGCGACCTGCTACCAGTGCTGTTCTCGCGTGGTCAGAGCGAGGGCATCGACCCGCGTATCGCGCCGCCGAATGTGCACGTCGTCGCGCAAAACGTACGCTGGCGCAAAGATGGGAGACCAGCGAAGCGCTACGGGCTCGCTCAAATCTCGGCCACCGGGCTCGACTCTGGCGGAAGCGTCTACACGCAACACAACGTAAACTTTGTGAGCAGCTGGCGAGGGGCCCCGCTGCTTGGGCTGGGCGCCGGCGTGCGTCGCCTGCTCGGCTCGACATGGTCCGACGTGACCGAGTCGAATCAGCATCAGCTGCCTCACTTCGCGCCGGGTCGGCATGACCCGATCGCGCGCTCCGACCAAGCCACGCTCGCCAATTCGACCGTCGCCTACGCGAACGGATACCTGCTTTACGCTTGGGACGATGGCACATCGGTCTATTGCCAGGTTGTCAGTTCAGCGGGGGCCGTGCTGTTTGCGGCAAAGCTGGTGACGAACTTAGGGATCTACCCGCGAGCGGTTGCCGTCGGGAGCATGATCTATCTGCTCTACGTTGATACCGGCGGAGCTCTCCACATTACCTGCCAGGCGTTTGACACAACCAGCCTATCGTTCGTGTCATCGTCGACAGTGGGCACGCTCGGCGGAGCGAACATGAGGTTCGACGCTACCACTAGAGGGTCCGATTGGCTGCTGGTTTACCAATCGGGCGCCACAGCGATTACCGCTAAGCTCATGTCAGGAGCCTCTACGCCTGGTGTCGTGCAGACGCAGGCGCTTGCGACGGCAGCCGCGCCCGGCAATTGCCTAATGGCGATCGTCGGCACGAGCTCGAGCGTGGTGTTCGTCGCGTGGCTCGAGCCGACTCCTGGAAACGTCAAATTCCAACCGTTCAACAACGGATTCACGGCGTCACTCGCAGGGGTGACTACCGTCGAAACCGACGTAAACAACATCGATCAGCCTGGGGTAACGTTCGACTCCATCAACACCGGTGGCCTGTTTTGGGGCGGCTACAACGGGAACGCTTACCTGCGCTACGCCGACATTGCCAACACGGGCAGCGCCGGCATCGTCCACACGGTTTGGCATCTGCGCCCCTGCTCGCGCCCGTTCTACGGAAACGCAGACGCTGCCGCGCTCGATGGCCGGTTCATTTGGTGCCACACGCATGACACGGGAAACCCGGGATGGGACGATCAGCGCACATTCTACCTAATGTGGTTCAACACGCTGAACTCCGCGCCGGTGGCTCAGCTGTGGACCCCAAACATGGTCGGATCGGTCGCTTCGTCGGCTCACATGTGCGACGTGGTCAGCGACGGTAGCGGGTCGAGCAACACCACGTTTTGGACCGCGTTGAATCAGGTCGTTCGTGAGGGCGGCGGCACCTCTGACGCGATCGGCGTAGATTCCGTTTCGTTCACCAGCATCTTCGCAAGACAGAGAGAAGCGGCGCGAGGCGTCCAGCAGGCGGGGCGCGCGGCGCAAATCTCGGGCGGTATTCTCTACGAATTCAACGGCTCGCTCGAAGAGAGCGGGTTCATGCACGCGCCGGTGATTCAGTCAGCGTCAGCGACCGCGGGTGGCGCGCTCACGGCCGGAACGTACCTCTATCGAGCTGTGTACGAGTGGCTGGACCCGCAAGGTCGCCGTCACCGCTCCGCGCCGAGCGACCCGGCATCGGTCACCGTTGCTGCTGGCAATCTAACGGCGACGCTCACGATCGCGACGCTTGCCGGTTATTCGCGCCGCGCCCAGCCGACGCTGCATGTTTACCGCACACTGGTCGGTGGCACGAGCTATCACCGCGTTACGCCGAACACTGGAGCCCCTACGGGGTACGGCGCGGCACGCATCGTCACCTACGCGGATGCCGTAGCGGACACGACGATCGCGTCAACCGAGTTTCTTTACACCGACGGTGGTGTCGTGCCGAACGCCTACCCGCCGCCCTGCACGTTCCTGACCGAGTGCAACGGTCGCATTTGGCTCGGTGGGCAGCTCGATCGCAACGTGCTCACCGCGAGCAAAATCCTAGTCGATGGCGAGCCAACTCAATTCAGCGACGAAGCCGAGTTCAGCGTTTTCCTGCCCGAGGATTGCACGGGCATCGCGAGCATCGACGGAACGGTTGTTGCGTTCGCGCGCGAGGCCATCTACCTCGTGAACGGTGACGGGCCAGATGACCAGGGCACAGGCTCATTTAGCCCGCCGCAAAAACTACCCACCGATGTCGGGTGTATCGACTGGCGATCGGTAGTTGCGACATCATTGGGAGTTCTATTCCAATCGAAGCGCGGCATATATCTGCTTCCTCGCGGGTTTAACGCGCCTGTTTTCGTCGGCTTCGATGTCATGGACACGATGGTTAGCTTTCCGGTTTGCATGTCCGCGACGCTCGTATCCGTGCCTGCTTCGTCGGGAAAGCTCGGAGAAATCACCGTGCGTTTCATGATGGGCAACGCGGAGAATTCAACTTTCGCGGTGTGCCTCGTCTACGATCTGCGCGTCGGTGGCTGGTCGGTGGACATTTCGCCCAACAACAGCCCGCAGCTCGGCCCGGCTGGTACCTGGAATGATGCTTTCGTGCAGACGAAGAGCCTATCGGGGCACTTCGATTCGATTTGGCAAGAGTCCAACGCGACCTTCGACGACGCGGGTTCATTTATCACGACGGAGCTCGGTACCGGAGATATCCGGCCGTTTGGCGTTGCTGGCTACGGCGGCTTCGGGCGCGTGGTGGTGCTCGGCGAGTACCGCGGGGCGGCGTTCGTCAACGTGACCGTTTCGGTGGATGGCGCGGCCCCCGACTTCTTCTCGTTCAACGTGACCGGCGTAGACGCTGGCGTGGCTGACGGCTCCGTCTACCTAGACGTGACGCCGAAGACGCGCCTCGGGTCCTCGATTCGCGTGACCGTGCTGGATACGGCAGGAACGCCGTCTGAGGGGTTCATTGCGCAGGCGTTGTTCATCGAGAGCGAGACGATCGGAAAGACGAAGCGGCTTGCCGCAGCGAGGAAAGCCTGATGCCGAATCCTGATGGAACGATGACGCCCGAGGAGCGACAGCGCGCGCTGCTGAGCAGTCAGCAGACACCGGTAGGGCCAGGGTTAACTCACCTAGGCGAGAATGGCGGCCGACACGAAACGAAACTCGGGGTTGACCAGGCGGTCGCGCGCGGCTCGGAGCTCGGCGGAAGCCACCAGTACGATTACGGGCTCGGGGTACAGAGCTCGCTCTTCGGCAATCTCAGCGACGCCGAAGCGCTCGCGAAGCGACAAGGTGACTTCGGGCTCGGCACCAATAACAACGCACCGACCGCCGCCATGCTCGGCAACGCGCAGGCGACGGGTGACAAGTACAGTAGCCAGTTTGGCGCAGACGCCGGGCGAGCAGGCGACTTGTCGGCAGGCGCGGGCGCGCGCGGCACCAGTATGTATCAGGGCGACACCGGCGCCTACAACGCGGCAACGGCGAACGCCGCGAACGATCGCGGGCTGCAGACCGGAGCCTACAACGCGCTGATGGATTTCTCCAACCAGGGACCGGGGCCGAGCGCCGCGCAAGCGCAGTTGCAGCAAGCGACGAACGCCAACACGGCGAACGCGCTGGCGATGGCGCGCTCCGGTCGCGGCATGGGCGGAAGCGCGGCGGCGCTGCGGCAGGCTGCGGCGCAGAATGCTCTTACGCAACAGGGCGCGAACGCGCAGGCGGCAGAGCTTCGCGCGAACGAGAACACGGCTTTCCAAGGGCAGCGCCTCAGCGCCATGGGCCAAGCGGGAAATCTCGCCGGTCAGGTCGTCACGGGCGACCAGGGCACGGGGCAGCTTGGGCTCGCTGGCGCGCAGTACGCGACGAACACCGCTCTGCAGGGGACGCAGCTCAACGACGCCACTTCACAGGCGTGGGCACAGCAGCAGATGGCCGCGCAACAAGCGGGCATGGGCTCGGAGATGGGTGCCCAAACGCAGCAGATGAACATCAACGCGACGGCGCTCGCGGGGCGCGAGTCTGAGTGGGCGTCGGCGAACCAGACGCACGGCATAGACACCGGCAACGCGACGCAAGCCGGCATCGCCGATGCGAACCGTCAGCAGGCGTACGTAGGTGGGGGACTCTCCGCGGCGGGCGGCGTCATCGCCGCCACATCCGACGAGCGCTACAAAACGAACATCCAGCCGCTGAGCAATCAGGGCCCGGCCCCGCTTCCTAGCCAAGCCCCAGCTCAGTCGACCGAATCGCTCGGGCCGTCGAAAGCAAGCCAGGATTCGGCGGCGCACGCGGCGGAAGGCAGCGCGATCGGTGGCACGGCGGGCAGCGTCGCGGGAGGCGTGATCGGCTCGGCCGTTGGCGGGCCCGTTGGCGGCGTGCTCGGTAGCGTCGCCGGTAACATGGCCGGCAAGGCGCTCGGCAAGCTTGCGTCCGACATTCGCGCGAAGGACAACATTCAGCCTCTGAGCTACACGCGCGGCGCGCCGCTTGTCGATAGTGACGGCGAGGATCCGTTGATGCACTACGCGCGGCTGCGCGGGATCCCGGTGAATTATGACGACGCTGACGAGCCTCAGCATCCGGCGGCGACGCAACGGGACCCGCACAACCCGAGCCGACTCATCTCCTCATATCAGCCGATCTCGGACGCCTCGCGCGGCGCGGGCGGCTCGAAGAGCGCCTACCATGCGCTGCTCTCGATCGCCGACCAGCATGGGCTTTCGACCGCGGCCGACCAAAAAGACGTAGCGAAGTACGCCAAAATTCCAGCGGACAAGCTCCCGAAGGCGGACGACGGCACCAATTCGATGACGGACACCGGGCCCGATGCCAGCAAGGCGCTCGGAGCCGGCCTGTCGGCGGCCGGGCAATCGCTCACGTCGGGGCCGCCGAGTGCGCGCGCATACCAGCGCTTCGCTCGCGACGATTCACACCCGATTTTGAGCCAAGGGGATGCGCTGCTGGCCGACTCGGCGCGCAATGCCCCGGGCAGCATCTACCAATACAAAGATCCGCGCGATGGCGCAGGCACCTACGTCGGGCCGATGGCGCAGGACCTTGCTGCGCACCCGGTTACGCGCGGCGCGGTCACGGCGGAGCCGGGTACCGGGAAGTTGCAGGTCAACGGCGCGCGCCTCGCTACCGTGAACACGGCGCAAAACCACGCGCAGCAAAACCAGCTCGACGCGCTCGACGCGAAGCTCGCTGAGCTGGAAGGCCTGCTCAAAGGCTCAAGCAAGTACCCAGAGCCACAGGAGCCAGGTACGGACGCTACGTCGGACGAGCGTTACAAGCGCGACACCGTCAAGCTCAGCGCCACCCCGCGCGGTGCGCCGTACCCGGATTACGCACCCGCCAAGCAGTCGCCCTATCAGCCGATCGCTGACGCGAGTCGATACGCCGGGCGCGTCACCTTTCGCCCGACCGGTTCTGACCCCTATCCGAGCAACCAGCCGTACCAGAGGGCCGCGCGCTGATGGCGAAAGTCATCGACGTGACCGATGTCCCGGAGCTACCCGGCGCCGGCATGCTCCATTTCGACGACGGGCGACCGCCATTGATGGCGCTGCCGGAGATCGCCGGCCACTACCGCGAGCAGCTGGGGCAACCGGATGAGCGGCTTGCGGCGAACGACAAGCCGCCGGGCGAGACACGCACGGACGCGGGAAGCTGGGCAGAGCGCCACCCCGTAATCAGCGCCGCAGCGAACTTCGCAGCCGAGCACCCGGTTATCACTCACCTCGCCTCCGGGCCCGCGCTCGGGATTGCGACCGGCCTGCTGAGGCCCGACGCGCCCCCTCCGACCCCCGCGGCGCCCGCCGCAGCGCCCTCCCAGCCTGCGCCCCCCGCGCCCGGGGGAACTCCATACGGCCCCCCTCCGCCGCCTGCGCAGCCGGAGCCGGCTCCGCAAGACGCCGTCCAGCAAGCGCGCGACGTGGTTGCGCAGCGTGCAGCGGCCGAGCTCATCCGCGGCACCACGGGCGGCGGTCCAGCTCGCCCGGCTGGCTACGCGCCGGTGTCGCAGCGGACGACGGTCGAAGCGGGACCGGCGTACGACCCGCAAGCCGCGCGCGACCGCCTTGCCGCGGACCAATCCGTGCTCGATGCGCAGCTTGGGCAGCAGGCCACGGCGAAGCAGATCGCTGACGCTCAGGCAGCGAAAGCCGCCGCTGACAACCTCGCCGCGCGGCAACACCTCGCCGCGCAACAGGCGGAGATCCAGCGCAAGCAGCAGGCGTATCAGCAGCAGAATCAGCACATGGAGCGCGAACTCGCCGACTATTCACAGTCCGCGCAGCCCGACCCGAATCGGTTCTTTTCGCGGCGCGAGCCGATCGCGAACATCATGAGCGTGATCGGCCAGGCGCTCGGCGCGGCCGGCGCGAGCCTCGGGCACTCGCAGAACTTCGCCTTCGAGTACGTCCAGCAGCAGATCCGAAACGATATCGCGGCGCAGCAGCAGGCGTATGAGGCCGGGCGCGCGGACCGCAACAACGCGCTCGCGCGATTCGCCAACTACTATCACGGCGACATCGATATGGCGAAAGCCGGTCTTCAGCAGGCCATGAACAAGGTCGCTGAAACCGAGGTGAGCCAATTCGCCGCGCAGGCGCAGAGCCGGACGATTTCGTCGAACGCCGCCGCGCTGGCCGCGCAATTCCAGAAGGACTCGCTCATGCGCGAGCAGCAAAAGGCGGAGCTCGCGCTCGGCAAGACGACGACCGCGACGGAAGACAAGTTCCACCAGGCGGAAGGCGGCGGCCCGCGCCCGCTCACGCCGGCCGAGCAAGAGGCGAGACTCAAGCTGCTCGGCAAGCCGGGGAAGGACCAGGGCGCTCTTGGCCTCACCCCGCAAGCGCTTGCTCGCCAGAAGGCGACCTACGGCACCAAGAAAGAGCAGATTGCTCGCCTCTATTCAGCTCTCGAAGAGGAAGCGAAGCTGCAGGGTGTCGCCATCGACAAGGCGACCGGGACCGTCATCGACCCGAAGACGGGCCGCCCAGCTACCGAGCTGCCGAAGTCGCCGGGCATCGGTTACGTCGCGGGGCACCTGCCCGACTCTCTCGCTGGCGAAGAGGGGCGCGCGCTGCGGCGCGCTCGAGCGAACAGCGCGCGCCTGCATGCGCAGACGATTTACGACAAATCGATCACCGCCGAGGAGGCCGAGCACGAGATCCCGACCGTCATGGGCAAGACGCCCGGCGACGCGCTACGTAGCCTTAAACAGCGCCTGCACGAGCTCTCGCAATACGACTACCAGCTCGACTCGACGGCGGCGACCATCGACCCGCGCATGGTGAACGAGCGTACGCGCGCACAGAAAGACGTGAACGTTTCGCGCGCTACCGGGGAGCCACTGGAAGGGCCGCGCCCGACGCCATCGGAGAACATCGTCGGAGCACCCGAGCCCGACACTGACACCGGCGACGGACCATGAGTGGCGCCGCGAAAGCCTACGTCCAGACGCGGGACGGCGATGTCATCGAGGTCCCAAAGGACGAGGTCCGCGCGAAGCTCGAGAGCGGCGATTACCTGCCCGCCACCGCGGCCGACAAGGCAGCAGCCGACAAGCTCGCTGCCAATTCTACCCTCAAAGCCAAGGCGAAAACCTTTGGCGAGTCCGCGGCGGCCGGAGCCATCGATGCCGCTCAGGCCCCGCTCGCGCTCCCGCTGCGCGCGAACGCGGCGCTTTGGGGCGACGAAGACCCGCTCAAAAACATCGGCGGCCGGCAGACCGTCGAGAATCTAGCGACCATTTTCGGGGACGCGCGCGAGAGCGCGACCGGCAAGACGGGCGAGGCCTACGGGCGCGAGTACAGCGAGAACGCGCGGGCGCGCGCCGAGGCGAACCCGGGCACCGCCACGGCCGGCAACGTTGCGGGCTCCATAATCGGCGGCGGCGCGCTTTCCGGAGGAGCCGGGGCAATCGGCGGGACCGCGGCCAAAGCGCTTGGGGGCGGACTTGCGGCGCGCGCGGCGGGGGCATTCGCAGGCGGCGCGCTCGAAGGGGCAGCGTACGGGCAGGCGCAGGCCGGCGAGGAGGCGTATCTCCACAACATCCCGCTCTCTGGCGAAAAGCTCATCGCCGCCATGGGATGGGGCGCGCTCCTCGGCGGAGGCGTATCGCTGGCCACGCACGGCGCTGGCGCGCTGCTCCGGAGCGGGTCACGCGGGGCGACTCCGCTCGATTCGCCGCGACTGCCGGATAACGGGCTAGGCGCTACCGAGGAGGCTGGCATCGGTGCCCCGCTCGACGCCGCCGATGGGCCAGCCGTTGCGGCAGAGACGGAGCCCGGCGCGCTCTCGAGCGCGGTCCGCAACTTCGCCGACGAGCGCACAGCCAAAGCGCTGGGGGCGCGCGGCTCGACGCTCAAGAAACTCGGCCGCACGGCGGATGCCGCCGAGTCGACCATGCGCGACATGGCGCAAACGGTTCGCGGCGTGACGCTCGGCGACGGTACCCCTGTTTTTCGCGCTCTCGATTCCCAGTCCGACCTTGCTGAGCGCGTGGCGCAGGCCAAGCAGGAAACCGGCGCAAAGCTCGGCGCGTTCCGCGAAGAGGCTGACAAGATTTTCGAGGCTCATCCGGAGATTGCGCCGGACGCTCAAGCGATCGCCGAGCGCATCCAGAAGCAAGTGGTGGAGCCGCTCGAGACGCACCCGAGCTCGGTTGCGCGCGCGCAGGCCGGGCCGATTCGGCAAGTCGTGGATGATCTGCAGGCGCTGAGTGCGCCAAAATTCGAAGCGGTACCAACCGGCAGCGGTCGCAAACTAGTGCAGCCGAAGGCCGAGCCGACGGCTGTCTCCGTATCTGACCTGACGAAGCTGAGGCAATCTCTAGACGAGCAGATCTACCAAGCCAAGCGCGGAGTGAACCTCTCGCAGCAGGGGGCGCCGCCGAACCTGAAGGACTTGGAGCAGGCGCGCGGCATCCTCGAGGAATCGATCGAGGCCGCGCAGGACAAGGCCGCGACGTTTTTCGACAAGAAGGCGGCACTTTCCTACAAAGAGCTGAAAACCCAATACCGCCACCTCTCGCTCGCTTCCGACATTGCCGGCGCGGCTGAGCTGCAAAACCTTGGCATGCGCGTAGCGCAGCCGAGCGATTATGGGGCGAGCGCAATTGCAGGCGTGCTTGGTGGCGGCCCGATCGGGGCCCTGGCGGCTGGCATGGTGCACAAGGGCGTCCGCGAGCACTCGAGCGCGGTGCTCGCGGTCCTCGCTGACAAGCTCGCCAACAACCTCGACGGCAAGCTCGAATCCGGACTCGGCGCATTCTTTCGCGAATCGACGGCGCGCGCTTCGGTCGGCCTGGGCCAGGCGGGGAAACTTTCCGGCGCGGTACCTATTCGGCGCATCGCGACCCCAGCCGCCGTCGAGGCGTTCATGGGTCGGTCGAAGGACCTCGCCGCCGCCTACGACAAGCGCGTGGCGGAGATATCGAATGCTAACCGGGACATGGGCGCCGGCGTGCGCGCGCATATGCAAACGGCGATGGGGAGCGCCTACGAGTCGATGCCGCGCCTGACACAGGCAGCGACCGTCACGGCGACGCGCGGCGCGCAGTACTTGCAGACGCAGCTACCGAGCGGGACGAACGCGCCGACCATGTTCCAGCCGACGCGCAAGATTTCCCCGAGCGACCTGCAGATCCGCGAGTTCGCGCAGAAGTGGGCAGCGGTCGCGAACCCACTGAGCGTGGTTGATGACCTGCGCCGCGGGACGGTCACGCACGCGCAGATCGATGCAATCAAAAACGTCTACCCGCAGATGTACGCGGAGATTCAGACCAAGGCGCTCGAAAAGATCCGCGACCTCGACGCCAAGGGTAAGCGCATGCCGTTCAACGACCGGCTGCAACTCGACCTGTTCCTTGACCTGAACGGCGCGGGAGAGCCGACCCTAGCGGGCGATTTCGTAGATCGCGTTACCGCTGTCCAGGTAGCGAAACAGCAACAAGACGCGCAGCAAAAGCCGCACGGATCCGGCGCGGCGCTCGGCAAGATTTCGGCATCCCGCCAAGCGGGTTCGGCGACAGTTCTAGGAGGATGAAAGATGCTCAAGGTTACCAACACTGAATCGTCTGACTCGCAGCGGGTCGCATGGACAACGACGCCAGCTGACTACGATATCGGAGCGAACGACCCAATCAAAGGCGCGCAGCCTGGTCTCGCCATGCCGAGCGAGGGGCGCCCATGTAGACGCATTATGGTATTCGGCGCGGGCGCGCTCGCCTATAACGGCCTGGATGGCGTGCAGGTTACGACGCCTTCGTTACCAGCCGGCACGGTGCTGGACATCCAAGCCATCAAGCTCTTGGCTTCGGGTAGCACCGCAACAAACGTGATGGTGTTTTGGTGATTCATCTGCCTACTCCCGAAGAGGCGCGGCAGATCCGTCCGTATAATGCTCAGCGCTCCATCCGTTCGCGCCGACCGGAGCATCGGCGCGCGATGTACATTGGTGGCGGCGGTGTGCGCATTCCTGGCGGGGCATCGTTCAGCGGCGGAGGTGTCGCTGTTTTCCAGGCATCACAGGACAGCTGGTTTCATCATAACACCCAGTTCTTGGTGACGGGCTCTGCGCCAAACGTGTTCACGCGCCACGACCCTGGCGCAACCATTCAGCTGAACACCGACGAGACGGCGCTCTCGATTGAGGCCGTATCGCATGCGCTCGGCGGCAGCGCGCCGCATGAGGTCGGGATCTGGGTTAACAAAGTATACAACCAGACCGTCATCTTCACGGCCACCGACGTGAAGCAAACGCAGGCCGTCACGCTCCCGGCCGGGCAAAAGCTCGTCGAGATTGTCGAGATGGGCGCCTACGTCACGGGTATCACGAGCAAGTACACGCCGGTGATTCAGGGCACGCCCGTCGCGAGCTTGATCGTGGTCGGTGATTCAATCTCCGTAGGGGAAACCGCCTCCCCGGTGCTGCTCGGTTGGGATCTGCTTTGGCGTCAATCACAGACGCTATACGACAGCGTTCCGATCTTCGGGCAGTCGGGGCAGTTGCTGCACGGGATTGTCACTCCTGCCGGCACGTTTACCGCGACAGTTGCGCACATTATGGCCGGGTGCACGGGATCGAAGTTCCGGGAAGTTTATATCGCTCTAGGCGTGAATGACTTCAACGCATTTGGGACTTCCGGAACTGCCGCTAGCCATGCCACTGAGATGGGTCAGCTTCTGGATGCTATCCACGCCGCAGATCCGACGGTCCGCTGCCTGGTCCAGACGCTGATTCTCTTCCAGAACGTCGCTGAGGGCAGCGAGGGCGTCAATGCCCAAGGGGAGCTACCGAGTCTCTGGCGTTCTTCGATTGCGGCAGTGGTTGCAGCGCGCTCCACATTCTGCGCGCTAGTTGACGGGCGTACACTCGTCACTCCCGGTAACGTCAGTGACCCGCACCCAACGACCGCGGGTCACGCACAATATGCGGTGAACGTCGTGCCGTACTTGCGCCCCTACATCGAGAAGACTGCGCCCGAGGTGTTCACCGGCGGCGCAACGGTGACGAATCCGGTCCCGGATCCGAGAACAATCGCCGGGATTCAAGCGCTATTCGTCCCGGACACGTCCAATGCGGTGGCGGACGGTACCGCAGCTGCGACGGTCGCGAACCTCGACACAGCAACTGGTCATGCCCTGTGGGACGCAACGCAGGCGACAGCCGGACAGCGACCTCTGATCAAAACCGGACAAAGCCCGAACGGAAAGCGCGTTCTGCGGTTCGATGGCATCGACGATCTCATGCGCCCCGCAGGATCGGTGACGCTTGCGCAAACGTGGCACCTTTTCTTCTTCGCCAAGATTCTGACTAAGGTTGTTGGCGCCCAGATCCACGATGGCGTATCCGCGAGCAACACGGCCGCGCTGATCACCCTGAGCACTGCTACGCCGCCGGCATTGCGCGTCAGTGCAGGGGTTAACCTCAACGCAAATAGCGGTTCACAGCCGAACTTCAACACACAGTTCCAGCTGATCGAAGTTTTGTGGAAGGGCGCATCTTCGACCATCACCATGGGTGGAGTAGTCCAAGCGACGGGTGACGCTGGCGCGGCTGCGGCCAACGGCTTCACATGGGGCTGCCGCGGCGATGGGGCCACAGCATTCTGCGCCAACTTTGATTTAGCCGGAGCTGCTTACTTCAACCGCGAACTTACCGGGACCGACCTAGCAAACATGAGAATTTGGAGCGCTTCACTATGAGATTCCGACTATCACTCAGACAAGCCAACGCGCAGACGAAGGCGGCTCGCTGCGACGGCGGATTCATCCGGCTCTACAACGGAACGCGCCCAACTGACGCCGATACGGCCCTCTCCGGAAACACGCTTCTGGCTACCGGTGGGTATAGCAACCCCGCATTCGGCGCGGCGGACAGCACGGGCACCTGCACTTCGAACGCAATCAGTTCCGAGACGAATGCGCCGAACGCGGGAACAGCTACTTTCGCGCGCCTGTTCGAGTCAGACGGAACCACTGTTGTGGCCGACGTGAGCGTGGGGATAGCCGGTTCCGGCGCGGAACTCATCGTTAGCACGCTGACGATCGGCGCGGGCGCGACCGTCGTTTTTCTCACCCAATCCCTGCAGGACCCAGTCGGCAACTGAACTATGGCCAAAGCATCACTCACCAAATTCAAACCGGACGGTTCGCTGATCATTGACGCGACCGTGAACGCGAAGATTGCCGTGCCCGCGAATGTCAACGCGCTCAGCCCGACGCTACAGACCGAGGCTGCAGCGCTTCAGACGAAGCTAGCAACGGCAGTCATTATTTCGTCCTGAAAGGAAACCACAGTGATCGAAACCATCAAGCAAATCGCACAAGACGGCGCGGCGTTACTCGGCGCGGTGTCGCTGCTCAGCACGGCGCTTTCGCACTTGCCGCTGCCCGCTCGCGTCTCCGAGTTCTTCGCGCGCGTCGGTCTCGCCACGGCGAAGTTCAGCGTCAACAAGCGGGAAACGCCGTGAGGCGCAATGCACTCCGCGCCTTGGTACTGGCGGGCTGCCTTGGCGGTCTGGCTCATTGC